GGAGGTATAAATATGAAGAGTGCAAGGGATATTTAAAGCGTATTTATAAAGATCGCCTATGAAAGTTCCGCAAATAGTACCCAAACTTCACAACTTTTGACCCACCCTACCAACTTTAGCTTGTAATCCCCAAATTTCCCCCTTATAATTAGACTACTCTTTCCTCTTAGCCCCCTTCCCTCACAGGAGGGGGGCACCTCTAATGGAGTCTTTATGTGAATATCTTCAAAATAATAGGCAAATTTTTATCGTCCCTTATCATTGCCACGTGGTCGGCATTCGATATTAGGGATTTTTTCGTTTTTGGCGGATGGGGAATGCTCGGCTATGGCCTGTATTTATTCCAGGGTCAATGGTTGGCTTTTATAACCTGTGGGCCATTACTAATGGCGATAGGGTATCTCATGAGGGGCAAAAGGTAAATGGGGGTTGTATCAAGGATGGTGCGCCCTCGTGCTGCATCATGGGGGCCGGATGACGACCGCTGGTATTTTCCAGGGGGGTCATATTATGGCGGTTATGTTCCCACTCAAGCCGGGGTTTCCGTGGATTCTGATTCCGCTATGCGTCTGATAACAGTTCATAATTGCATCCGGGTTCGGGCCTTTACCATATCTCAACTTCCTTGCCACCTTATGCAGCGAAATGGTAAAGAAAAGATCCAAGCGACCGACTTCTATCTCTATGAAAAACTTCATGATCAACCCAATTCGTGGATGTCTGCCCCTGAGTTTTGGGCAATGGCTGAAGCTCACGTCTGCCTCCGAGGTAATTTTTATGCTTACAAATTAGGTCTTGAAGGTCGGCCTATTCAGCAATTGATACCACTCAAGCCTGATGTTGTCGAAAAAATAGAACAAAACGAAGATTATTCTCTCACTTATCATGTCAAATTCCCTGACAATACTATTCGCTCGATACCGGGAAATAAGTTTATGCACCTGCGGGGACTTACCCTCGATGGCATAACGGGTATAAATCCGATTGAGTACGCACGGGAAACGGTAGGGCTTGGAGTAGCAAGTAGTCAATTTTTATCGAGATATTTCAGTAGGGGGCTACATCCGGGGGCAATAATCAAACATCCACAATCGTTAAGTGGAGTAGCGTTTTCAAATCGGCGGGATACGTTAAAAAAACGATATGAAGGATTGGGTAAATCCCATGAATTCATGTTGCTCGACGAAGCAATGGAAATCGAATTTCCAAAGGTAACGCTGGTCGATGCCCAATACCTCGAACAAATGAAACTGAACGAAGCCCAGATCTGCGGGCTTTTCCGAGTGCCCTTGATGTTGATTCAAGGTGGCGATAAAACGCCGACCTACGCTTCGGCCGAGCAATTCATGCTTGCCTATTCCGTTTATGGCGTCACTCCGGACGTCAATAATTATGAAAAAGCAATCCGGCGTGACCTACTGACACTACAAGAGCGCAAAAAGTATTATGCTAAGTTTTCACTCACGGGTCTCCTGAGGGGTGATTTCAAAACTCGCATGGAAGGCTATCAGATAGCCATAAATGCCGAAATAATGAACCCAAATCAAGTTAGAGATTTGGAAGATTGGAACCCGTATGATGGGGGCGATGAATTTCGGACCAGGACATCTACAGTAAAGAAGGATGATGTTTCAAAGAATAATGATAAGGAAGATGGAAACTCTACCGAATAAACAATTATATTTGGAGGATAAACTATGAATCTTAAATATAGGAATCAAAAAAATGCCGAGGCAACGGCACAGTATTGGAATAAACCGCTTAATAAACCCGATTGGTATAAAATTGAAGCTTTGTCAGATGAAGAAGCTGAGATTTTTATATATGACGTCATAGGCTGGCCATTCAATGACGCAGGGGAACTGGTTCATATCTTAGCAGAGATGAAACAGAAAACTATCACAATTCGGATTAACTCACCCGGCGGAGATGTTTTTGACAGTATGGCAATTTTTAACGCCCTTCAATCCCATAAATCGAAGATTATTGCTCGGATTGAATCACTTGCGGCATCCTCAGCATCGTATATTGCATTGGCAGGCAAAGAGGTTCAGGCATATAAAAACGCCATGTATATGATTCATGATCCGTGGGTTTTGGCCATAGGAAATCAATATGATCTTCGGGAAACAGCAGACATTTTAGAGAAAATCGGTGGCAATATGATTGATATCTATGCTGCAAATTCAAACATCGGGAAAAAGGAAATCAAGGAGATGTTAAGAGTCGAAACCTGGATGACAGCCAAGGAAGCCAAGGAAAAAGGCTTTATTGATACAATTCTTGAAAGCGGAAAGGCGGCAAGGGCACAATTTGATTTAAGCATATTTGCCAATGCCCCTGAAGATATTTCAACGGCCCAGGCTAAAGGGGGCCAGGAACTTACAGTGAGGGAAATCGAGCGGGCTCTGCGGGATGCAGGCGCAAGCCGTAATTTTGCCAAAGCCATAGCTGTGGGACGCAGCGAAGGCGAAAAAGCAGAAAAGGATGAGGCGGAAGAAAATGCTAATCAGTGGGACGCTGAGATCGCAGAAAATCTAAAAACAATAACTGCGAACATATTAGGAGGGTATCAAAATGGCTAATGAATTGAAAAAACTCGTTGAAGATCTCGGCGCGGCTTTTGCCCAGTTCATGGTGGAAAATGACGTACGGTTGAAAGAGATTGAAACCAAAGATCATGCCGATCCGATTTTAACGGGAAAAGTGGAAAAAATTGCGACCGATATCGTAGACATCGAAGCTATGCGTCAACAGCTTCAATCGATTGAAGACGCGGTTGCTATGATGCAGGCTCCTGGAGGAGGCGGCGATGGTGGAAAAGAAAAGCCCGTATATGCTTCTATCGGAGACCAGCTTCGTGATGTTGCGATTATGTCAAACCCCAACCCCAATGCAAGCGAGTGGGGGGCTGCGAAAGAGCGGCTTGGGAAAATCCAGGCGGCGGCTTCAGGGGCAAATGAGACGATTCCGAGTGAAGGTGGCTTTTTGCTTGAGAAGGACTCTGCGACAATGCTTGACAGGGGTGCAATAGCAACCGGTCTGCTTTCCCAAAGGTGTTTCAATGTTCCGATTACTGGAGATAGTGACGGCCTAAAGCTCAAGCTGATGGACGAATCAAGCCGAGCTAATGGTTCACGGTTTGGCGGTATTCAGGTTTATATGAAGGCTGAGGCTGATACCGTAACCGCAACAAAACCGAAATTCCGAGAGGCTACATGGGAGTTAAAAGACTGCATGGGTATCATGTATGCCACTAACGACCTTTTGAAGGATGCTGGAAAGCTGACTGCTATTGTCAATAAGTGGTTTCCAATGGAGTTTGGCTTTAAGGTCGATGATCAGATCGTTAACGGAGTTGGCGGAGGCCAGGCGCTGGGGATTTTGAATGCTGGGTGTACGGTATCGCAGGCGATTGAAACCGGACAGGTTAGGGCTACCGATCCGATTCTTTATGAAAACATTGCTCATATGTATGCGCGATTACTCAATTCCAGTGACTCCAATGCTGTTTGGCTGGTGAACCGGGCTCTTCTGCCTTATCTAATGCTGATGACGATTCCTGTCGGCACGGGCGGTGCTCCGGTGTTTCTGCCTCCAAATGGTGCAGCAGGCCAGCCTTATATGACGCTCCTGAATAAACCCATTATTCCAATTGAGCAATGTCAGGCCCCGGCAACCGCTGGCGATATCATTCTTGCCGATTTCAACGAATACCTGTTGATTACCAAAGGCGGAATCGAACCGGCAGTTTCTATACACGTCAGGTTTATCTATGACGAAATGACCTTTAGGTGGATTTACCGATTTGATGGAGCCCCTATCAGAAATAAAACCCTAACTCCTTTTAAAGGTGGATCAACCGCCACGCAGGGGCCGTTTATCACTCTGGCCGCAAGCTAAAACAATAATCCGGGGAGTATTTTTCCCCGGATATAAAACAGGAGGTAAATGAAATGTTTTTGAATGAACAATATAAAATCGTTCCGGTTGCCAATAACTATGATCTGGCAACCCATGACACCCTGATGACGTTGGATAGCATCAACATGAAGAATTATCACCATTGTACATTTCTGGTGCATTTCCACGATATCGGGGTCGCTTCTCCGTTGGTTTATGTTTACAGTGGGGCCACTGATGGGGCGCTTACATCGGCACTGACGTTCTGGTATGCGTTTGGTGGGGCGGC